CTCCCTGAGCGTCTGAACGGTGAAATCATAGGCCGCATTGGCCTCGAACATCTCTTCATCGGTATAGCCCTCAATGCGTGTAGGCTCTGCCATCTCGTAACACTCGGCTAACAGCCTGTTGAGTATCTTAATCTCCTGTCGATTGAGTTCGTAGGCTTCATCGACAACAACCATGTGGGATGTGGACTCTACAATCTTTGCCTGTAAACGCATCTGCTCATGCTCAGGCGCACCTGTTGTCTTGAGATAGGCCATCTCTGCAAGAAGGGCATCGTGACCAAGGTGGGCGCACTCTTCCAATGCGACGGCGCGAACCCGTCCTTCAAGAAAGCCCTTGAGTATCTTGATCCTTTCCCAAGGGGTACATCCCATTACTTGGTACTTATAGTTAAACTCTGAATTAAACTTACTCGGCATGTGGCTCCTTACTTACCCTGAGTACGCGACCCATGCTTCCCTGTCTTCATCCCACAGATAGGGCTGATTCGTATCTGGTGGATTGCTTGGCGGCACGTAAGAAACAGCAGCCTCATTCCACTGCCATGAGGCAGGATGCGTTGCATTGATCGCAAGGGTTCTCCTCGCAGCAATGACCTCTGCTGAATCATCAGGAATAACCTCTCCTGTAGGCAATGTAAATGGCATTATCTTCTCCTATCCCCCAGTATTTGCTGCCCCCATACGGTGTCGGGCTGTTCCGACACCTGTTACGTCAGCAGCAACAACACCAGAATCGGAAACGAGATTCGATATAGCCGACTGAACAATGCCAGTATGCCCATAGGCGACAATGCCTTTTCCACTTCCGTATTCACAGGCACCTGAGCCGTATCTGGCAGTCCCGACCCCGCCAACGTCAGAGGCAACAACCCCTGAGTTACTTACTTTATTTGTGTTGTATCCGTCAGTGCTTGCTGCTATCCCCTGAAGCAATATTCCCTTGTCCGTACTATATTTTACTCCTGATGGGAGATAGCGGCCCGTAGCAACGGCAGACGTGTCTGAGGCAATGACACCTGAGTTATTAACGAGGTTGCTCATGCCAAGATAATAGGGGCTGCTCCCTATATAACCAAGCGCAAAAATGGCGGTATCGGAGCCGTACTCAGTAGCACAAAGTGAAGCTCTCGCTGTGCCTACACCAGAAGTGTCTGATGCTACCACGCCTGAGTTGCTAACAAGGTTTGATAGTGAGACTATGCCAGATGATCCCGATTCCCCATAGGCAAAGATACCCTTATCCGTTCCATAAGCCGCTGCTGCTAATAGCCCTCTTGCTTCTCCTACACCAGAGGTGTCTGATGCGACTACGCCAGAAGAGTTTACAAGGTTGGATGTAGCGACAGAACCAGCACTGTAGGTAGTCCCAAATGCGAAGATCGCTGTCCCAGTGCCGTACTCAGTAGCAGCAGTCTCATTTCTTGCCGAACCTACGGCACTGACATCACTACCTACGACTCCTACGTTGCTGATGAGGTTGGTTATTCCAACCCTCCCGGCATCACCATTGCCGAAGCCCATGATGCCCGTCTTTAACGCCACGCCAGTGAACTCAAAGCCATTGATCTTCTCGATATCACTATCGGAAAAGGTATTGAACTTCTCAATATTGGTAATGGCAATAGTGTTTAACTTTTCAATCTCGTTCGCCATCAACTACCCCTATGCGTGTTCAATTATATCGAGTGATGGATTGAAGAAAACGACATCTGGCTCCAACGCTATCCCGACCACCTGTACAAATGCCCCATCAGTTGTCGGAGCAGTCTGCGTAAGGTCACCCGCTGTTTCTGACGTATAGATAACACCGCCTGTCGTCCAGTTCCAAGTGTCATCCCTGATGAATCCATGCAATAGAACAGTCCCGGTTGCCTCATCACTGATAGCTGCGGGAGCAATGCCGATTGCCCTCGCCGTTCCTACTGCACTGGCATCAGCCTTCACGATCTCCTGTGTAGTGGTATGAATGCAAACCAGATCGAATGCCCCAATGGCCCCACCAGCAAGCATCTGTGCCGTAGTGCCAGAGTATGTGTGGTCAGCACCAGCAAGCAATGGGGCGGTGATATTGACGTTGCCTCCATCACCTAAATTCAGGTCTTTCCCAGCAGCCGTGGTTATATCATCTGTTGGAGCAAATGTCGTTGATATAAGTGCTGCAAATGTTCCCGCTGCTGCACTATTGGCACCAATAACTGTGCCATCAATAGCACCGCCATCTATGTTGATGGAATCCAAGGCTGCACTTTCGATAAAGTTTGCCCTCGTCATCTTCCTCAGTGTCCCACCTGCGCCATCGTCAATGACGATTAGATCAGCATCGGCGATAGTAGTGGAGGCGGTCATGTTTTGAATATCAAGTTTAAGTACGCTGCTTGCATCTGATAGGCCAGTAGTGGTAACAGTTCCTGCCATTAGTCCTACCAGATCAGCCAATGCCTCCTTCTTTGCAGAGCCAGTAGCCCCGCCATCAAGGAATAACAGGTAGTCACCATTGGCTATTGCAGCTTCAGATACCAGTGCCGGGGAATCTATAATGTAGTTGTCTACACCTATCCTCTTAACGGTTCCCCCATCGCTTATTAAAAGCTCATCTGCTGCCGCTATGCCACCAGAGGCTAATTCAGTCTGACCAGAGATAATGTCATCATTGATATACGCACCTGTTATGGCTGTGCCGTTCCACACTCCTGCGCTAATAGTTCCCAAGGTTGTGATAAGACTACCTGACACTACGTTAGTTCCATTGATGGTAATAGCATCAGCTTCTAGCGTCCCATCAAAGTCACCATCAACAGCATCAATATTCCCCTTAAATATCGTAGCTGTTACCGTGCCAGTGCTTGGGTTGTAAGTCAGGTCGCCATCAGATTCAAGCCCTAGATTGCCACCATCAACATCGCCCCCGGCAGTAAAGATAATGGCATTCTCTTCATTTGTGGATTCGTTATCCGTGATCGTGACTGTAGTCGCTATGGCTGCTGTACCAGTGGTGTCTTGGTTAAGTGTGCCAACTGTAAAGTCTAAGGTGTTATCCCCATCTTGGTATGCAACAGTAATGCCGCTTTCAGTATTGCTCGATACCATCGCCCCCACTGTATCTGCTATATATTCAGCAAGGGTTGCACCGTCTACAGTAATGGCATCTGCCTCTAATGTTCCATCTATATCGGCATTACCAGATATGTCCAGCGTTGCTGCATCTAGTTCGCCAGATAAGGTAATGTTTGTTGCTCCAGTAATTGCTCCGTCAAAAACCACTGCGCCGTTAATATCTACGGTTGTGTCTGAGGTTATAGTCAGCACACCGTCAGAAGACTGATGAATGAATGTGCCTGTATCTCCAAACGTCAATTTGTTCGTTGAGTTTAACGTCAACCCTGTCCCGTCTGTATGAGTTAGGGTTGTGTCGTTATCTGATCCGAAGCCTAAAACAGCAGAGTCGCTATTGAGTTTCAAGTCATTGCTAACTAAAACTGCTGTAGAAGCATTAAGGTCTATAGTCGCTTCTCCATCAATGGTCATCACGCCATCGGACGACTGATGAATGAAGGTCGCAGTGTCGCCGAACAATATCTTTTCGGTGCCGTTCATCAATATCTCATCAGAGAACTTGAAGTAGTCCTCGTCTTCCATCCATGTGATAACACCGTCAGCACTTTCTGCATCGAATGTCAGCGTGATATCTGTAGCTGCTGTGCCAGTACCGAATGTTACCGAGTCTTGGTTGAAGTCTATAGACTGCGAGCCCGTTGTAGAGGAAGCAATAGTGAATGCCTTGATGAGGCTGCCGCCCTTCATTACGTCGAACTCAAACTGTCCATCTTCAGAGCCAGACGTTACGTCTGTTGCTACCACGGTCATCCGGGCAAATTCATCAAGGTTCCCAGCGGAATCGTGCATCTTGAAGGAGAGGTAGATCTCGTCATCATCTGCCTTCGTAGAATTAGCACCGCTAAAGACCGCTACCTGATTGGCAGCATTGTCCGTTAGGTTAGTGAACGTCGCAGCAGGGGTAGTGTTCCCTGTGTTGTTCCGAATGTCGATCTCTTTTAGGCTGATCTGGTCATCCCAGCGCATATACCGCACTGAACTGCCGTAGCTGATTTTTATATCGTAGCGGTCTTGGTCTGACTCGTTGAAATACCAAAGCCCATTTGAGTCAGTTGTTGTCGTTGCCTCTTGTGTCGTTGTCCCTGTTTCCAGCAGCACGACATCGGCATTTTGAATTGCTGTTCCAGCATCATTAAAAAGATAGCCTCTAAAATTAACTGACATCTACCCGCCTCCTAGTCTGGAGTGATCTCGATATCTTAATGCCTCTTCGCAATAAAACCTTGGATCACGCATTAGATCATCATCATCAATAAAGACAAGCGTGATGTTTTGTCCAGCAAGACTTGCTCGCGCCATCACGTCCCGTGCCTTTGCTTCCACGCCAAATTCATAGTGATAGTATACACCTTGTACGTTTACTGCTAGGTCGGGAGGATCGGAAAACAAGAAGTCAAGGACAACGCCACCCTTATCCATCCTCCCCCCCATAAGGGGAGACTGGTACGTAAAGTCAAAGTTCGGTCGCCTGCCAAGCTGAATAAATGTTTGGTAGGCTACGAACTCAGGCACAGAGCCTTCCCAGCCTTGAGGCACCTCTGGCAATGTTTGCTGCGTGGTCACCCTATCCCTCCAGTATCATGCTCCAACAAACCTTGTCATTGTTGGTAGCTACATCCACGTAAAACACATTCGCTGGGACGCTGCCACCAAACTCTCCGAAATTGTAAATCTTTGTATTCCCTGCGCTCAGTTCAAATCCATTACTCGCAGAGACATCACTCTCGCCAACATAGGCCAAGCCCGAGTTTCCTGCTAATGCCTTAAACTCCACCTGCTTAACCCTGTTCGTTACGTTGCTTACCTGCACCGCTGTTCCTGCTGTTCCAACATTCGTTGTTCCTGAATCAACTCTCATTCCTTTTCTCCTATGGCTCTACGACCTGTATCGTTGTTGATCCACGTTCATCGTGGCCTGTAAATTCCATTCCTTGCGCTCCGACCACGTCAACATAATAGTTCCTCGTCCCGCCTGAGTCATCCCTGAACGTGAACTCAACAAGAGTAGTACTCTCTATTGCGGTTACGAGTGCTGCCCGTAAGTCCTTCGGCACATTCCCCTTATACTCGTTTGTTATATCAATATCTACCGTGTGCCCCCACTTGGCTGCAATCTTTTTGCGGTACTCAAGAGTGAGAGATACCACGTCTGGCGTGCTAAACTTTTCAAGCCCCGATGTAGTAGCGGTTGATCGGTTCAACGTGAGCCTGAACTTGATTGCACGGAAGGCGGTGCCTAAGCTGCTGCCAAATGTGTAGGTATATGTGCCAGAACTCGCACCCATTGCGCTTGAGTTAAGCGTCTCTACAGCTTCCGTATAGTTTGCTGCTGAATCTGCGTAGTCTAAGGCATATTCAATTTTGATTGTTTCCGTGCTGCTGAGATCCTGTGCCTCAATGCGTAATTTGAGTGCGAGCTTATCGACCTCCGATTGCCCTGCATTAAACCAAGGAGTCTCATGTGTCGCACTTGTAGCGTAAGCAAATTCTTCCACTTCCGAGGGATTGATAATATCCTTCGGCAAGTCCATGAAATGCACCTTGTTGTTATGCCCCCAGTAAACCCTGTACTTCTCGTAGGCATCGGACACATGGATGCTGTCCAGCCCTTTTCCCTTCTCGTCTGACTCCCACTTCACTTCCCAGCCCATATCGTTATATCCCAAGATGTTGCTGTACCCGGAGTCGGCGGCTATGACCTGTGACCCGTGGTGGCTTATCCACTGATACGGAATAGACGTTGACGATATAGAAGCAGGTGCTGCCTGTGCATCAAGCCCGACTAAGAGTTCATTGTGAGATCCTGCCATCTTCCGTATTGCCCCACGTTTATCTGCCGGCAACCCGTCATCCCTGTCAGGACCCATGATCGTAATGACTGCTGCATTGTTCCCGTTGATATACTTATATATCCCGTTCCCGCTAGGAATGTACACGGAGTCGCGCCACGTCAGTGTCCCCTTGCCATTGTCAGGGTGCGTGGGAAAGTCCATCTGGGTTTTCTCCCATTTGGCATTGTCAGCATTGTGTGCAAATAATCCTCGTGTGGTAGCTGCGTAGATAATAGGAATACCTAGAGCATTACGCGCTACGAATAATGCTGTGACGGAGCCGTCAGGGAGCGGGAGGACTGCATCAAGAACCTCAGTCCCGATTGTCGTTGCATACCAGAGTTGCCCGGCATGGCTGATTCCCCAAAGCCTTTCATCCCAGACGGCTAGGAACTTCGCATCCGTTGTATCTGTTGTCCAGCTTGAGCCATTTGATGAGTAGGTATACCCGCTTCCATTGCTCTCATAGTGAGCAAAGACTAGGTAGGTTGTCCCTGCTGCGTCTGTAAACACCACGCTGTCCGTCACCTGATCGGTTGCGCTCTGTGTTAACGCTGACCCCCAACTGCCTGTGGCATTTGCATACTTAAATAGCTTTGGGCTTTCACCTACGGTGCCATTCCAGAACGCGTATACCTCGTCAGCGAGGGTGTTGATTGCCCCTATAGTGCCACCTGTAAGGCTATGTGAGGGTGCTGTTGTAGCTGTTGCCAGCCCGGGAAGGACAAGGTGGTTCTTATAACGCAACTGGCAGGTGGAGTACCATGCACGGTTAACCTCTCCTGCCCCTTCCATTCGGTTAACGCCGATACCACCACGCCAATCAGCCCACGATATGATGGATGAGCGCAGGTTGGAGTCCTTGGTGGTATCCCCGATAACAACCTTCGCCGGGTATATGGATGCAAGCGTGGAGCGTATGGGCCGTGTTATCGGATAGTACACGCCATTCAGAAAGATCTCATTCTTCTCAACGACTGAGTTCGCCATTAATCAACTGACCTCACATTCACCAGCATCGGGAACTTCCTTCTTGCCCGCTCTGCGACGCTAGCCCAGTAAGCACTCAGTTGCCGTTTGGCATCAGGATCTGTTGCCTGCCCGCCAGATGTTGCAAGCAGGGCAAGGTTTACCGCATGAGCAATGATGTAATCCTCATCAATCTCTGTCGCAGTAGAATCAGACGTAAGCAGGGCAGGCTTGTCTCCGCCAGTTAGCTTGATAAGCGCATAACCCACTGCACATTGCCCATCCCTGAGAAGGACAAGGTCCCGAGACTCCTTGTCGATCTTCCAGTTCCGCCTGTCGAGGGTCGTCCACTCAGCGGTGTCATTGGCAACCGCTGAGATATCGTCGATCCAGACCGTACAGGCTCCGAGGTCGGAGTCATACTCCAGCCCTACGGAGACGATCGCCGTGTCTGTCTCTGGATTAGATAAAGACATCCGCACAAAGGTCCATGTATCCGCACTAAGGGCAGGGATATTAAGTGTTTCTATGGGGCTTGCACAAGATGCAGTATCATCAAGCAACAGCTTCAGGTTCCCCGCACTCGTTGCCACGGTGCTCTTCACCCACATCTCGATCGTGTCATAGCCAGAGATATTCGTGCTGGTAATACTATCAGAGACGAAATCCCCTGCTGATGCGCCGACTGCTATGGTGAGCTTGAGGCTCTGCGCCCCCTGCTTCTTATCCTTTGTGTCCAGAGCCTGAGTAAAGTCCCCGTCCGTTGCCTCGTCAAATGTCGTAGCACAGGAATGGATACGTGTGGCCTTCACCTTGTGGCGATACTCGACCTTGGAGATCATGGAGATGTTGCTGGGGATATCGAAGCGTGTCTGGTGTCCATCACCGTGGAGTTCGATGTTCTCGATGGGATCGTATATCCATCCGGTCGCAGACATAATAGCCTGATTGATGTAGTCATCAACGTCATCAGGGTTATACGCCCCATCCCAAAGCTCATACGATTCTGAGGCAGTAGACGCTGTGGCAGCAGGCATAAACGTCAGCGTCGTTACATTGCTGCTAATCGCAGAATCGGTGACACGACGCGTTAAGGCATCGTTGTCACCACTTGTGAACCGGACCCACTTCCCAATCTGGGTATCTGCCCCTCCGAGGACAAGGGTGTTATCCAGTAAGGTTGTCGTACTCCCGCTTGTTGTGGCAGCAGAGACGTAGACTCCCCCGATTGACCTGCCAATATGCTGCCTTAGCTGCTCACGAGTCCTCCCCTGTATCGACGGCATGGCATTCCCTCATAATTATTGATTGGGATTTTTTGCCACACGGCGCGTCCGCTTGGTTACGGCACTTGCAGCCTTCATGGCAAGGTAGTAGGCCGGGTCCTTAAGTTTGGCAAGCTCGTCCTTCGTAAACTTTCTGGACTTCTTTTCAGCCATAACTAATACTTCCCAGCGGTCTTCTTGCGTTTCTTATCAGCGGTCATCTTTTGCCCCGTGGCCTTTGAATGCCGCTTCGCTGCTTTCTTCCCAGCAGCAGTATATGCGAAATGTCGCCCGCCAACCTTAGGCATCTTATGATCCTTTCTCGGACTTGCCGTTCTTAGACTTGTCCAACTCGTTTCTGAGGGTATTTATCTGCTCAACATACCCAACAACCATGCGCTGTAACGCTTGGTTCTGTACCTGAAGTGTGAACAGTGCGCTCCGTTGCATGACTGCTTGAACATCTTCTGTTGTAATGTCTATCGGTAAATCTTTCTGTTCCATTTCCTTTTCCTAAAAGTAGATTTTTCCTGTCGTGCTGGCCTTTCTGCGCCTCAGGTGCCTGTTAAACTCATTGAGCGCACGGCCTATTTCCTTGCGTTCCTCAACAGTTGGGGGCCGCTTGTCGTACTTCTCACGCACTTCCTGCATAAACTTATCCGCAGCATTCCCCATCATCTCTTCGATTTGCCCCTTACTCATTGCCTTATCGCTGACGATATGCACCACCTGTGAGTGCGGTTCGCCAAATTTATCGACTTTGTTTAGCATAAGCCGAGTAACATGAATCTGGCCGCCTGTTTCCACATTCCATCCAGCGGGGGAGACTCCTAAAAGAGTCCCCCCGGCTGGAGTCCATAGTCCTGTACTCACGGCTTAGTACCTGATCTGCAAGTCAACCAGCGAGTACTCAGTGGTAGCAGCTACGTTAATAACGCCACCAATAAGAAACTCTGCGCTGGAGTCATCAGCAATAACGTCACCAGATCCATCAGTTGTGGAACCAGTCATCATGTTCTTGCCGACAACAACTGTGCCATTTGTCAGCACGGCACAGGGGCCAGCAGTCTGGAACCAGCCATACGAACCGCTGGCTATGTCCCTGTTGGGAATACCAGCGACAACGCCGTCGATGTCGTTTACATCCCAAAGCTCGACGGCCGCATATGGGTTCTTGGCAAGCCCAACCTCAGAAGAGGTGGTCAAGGCAGTCACGACAAAGTCATTCTCAAAGAGGTCAATGGTGAGCGTGCCGCTTGAGGTCGCAGCAGAATGCCTCCAGATAGGCCAACACTGGCCTTCCCCGGCTGCATCGTTTACGAAGATGTATCCATCCTCATAGTCTCCGACATCGCCCCTGCTTCCGGTGTAGTACTCAGAACCAGAGATTGCCGTTGTTGCGTTAGTTACGGTGATCGCACCGATACCAGACGCATTGGCTGAGACTGCCGCTGCTATTGCCAAGTCTTTAATGTGGCCTGATGACGTGGCTTTCCCCATCGTAATCTTGCCAGCGGTAACAGCCTCACCTGTATAGCCATAGAAGAACACTCTTCCGTCAGGAAGAACCATCTTCGTTCCTAATCGACGCTTCTTTGATGTCGTCGATTCCTTTTCCATTCCATAATGACCATTCACTATATTTGGAAATGCCATGATTCAAGCTCCTTTATGCTACAGGGTCAAACCCTGCGACCGCCGTTGTAAATTTTTTGCGCTAGGCACGGCAATCGTTACACCTAACTTTGTTTGTGTCGTCCCTTTCGGGTCATCCACTGTTTCGAGGCCCGAGGTTCGGGGGACACAGATGCAGCTTGCGGGCTTCCGGCAGTTCTGCCACTACTCTTTTGAAGCGCAGCCACATCTGTATCATTCCCCTTCCTCTCCACGCACCATCTACAGGTACATGCCTCGCTTGGAGGCCACTGTAATAAGCCTATTCTGGCTTTTCTACTTACATAGTCAGGGTTGCCCGGGACTCCACTCACTGTTGACCCTACTGCCTTCACCCCGTTATCGCGGTGCCAGTAGAGCGTGGTCTTTGCAGGCCACTCGTCAATGTATTCCCAAGAATACCCGCTACTTACCAATTCCTGACGGAGATCAGTACGTTCCTTAGTAGTCATTGGCATACGTTATCTCCTTACGACGTTGCAGGTGTAGCAGCATCAAGAGTCAAGGCAACACCCTTGCTGTCGTCGAGTTCAAATACTCCGTAGTCAGCGGTGATAACCACTTCAGTTGCCCGAAGGGATGCGTCACGCTGTCGCTCTGTCCGGGTATCCACGCTCATTACCACACCAAGTGCGCTTCTGTCAGCACACACACCGACTGCATCATCGCTGCTATCAATGGTGATGTTCCCATCCTCAAAGATCGGCACGCCATTCATTGGCCGAAGCCCGCTGAAGAAATTCCCCAGCAGTTCTGCCGACCACCCAGCGGGTACTGGGTAGGTTGTAGATGCGGTAACCGCTGTGTTCGCAATATCCCACACCGCAAACGGGTGTTGGACAATGTAGACCTGAGATCCGAACTTCTTCCCCTTGGCATACGCAACGGTCGCAGAGACGTTTGCGAGGCTCATAGAGCGGCCTGCTGCACCGATGTCGGTGCTAAAGCCGCTGTACAGGGCCAATACGTCCACGTCCTTCTTCCGTGCCATGCCATCACCAAGCTGTCGCCCGATGAGTGAGAAGACATTCTCGGCACTCTGTCGTGCAAGCTTGTCGGTAATGATGATCTTTGCGCCAACCTCTGATGCGGTCAGGTCAACGGTCGTCATTCCGATCTGCTCTTCATCGACAATATCCAGTCCGTCAACAAGATCAGACATACTCATCTGTCCAACCTTGGGGACGGTAACCTGCTTGGACCCCTTGGGCAACGTGAACTTCTCGATCAAGTTCATTGCAGGTGCATTATGCTCTTCGGTGTATCTCGCAGATGCGATGATAATCCGTTGGGCATTCTCTAAACTACCAGTGGTTGCTGTCTGAGCCATCAGAATCCTCCTTGCTTAATTTCCCAGTGTTAGCCTTCTTGCTGCTCGTACCGCAGCATCCGACCTGTCCCCAGCAAGATACGCATCAAGGAGCCTATCCTGATTCGTCGTGGCCTCCGCCGATCCCTGACTATTGTCGAAAGTCTGCGGAGCAACCTGTCCCTGCTTGAGACGGGTTATTTCAGCAGCCTGCTTTCGGTGCTGCTGGATACGTCGTGCTTCATGTTCCATCTCCTGTGGAGACTGGAAGCGTGTCAGTGCAACGAGATCATCAAGGGCTTGCTTTGGAATGAGTCCGTACTTGTTTCCAAAGTGCATCGCAGCATTGTTCTTCCCCTCGACAAAGCCGATAAGGTTTAATGCTTTATCCTCCTGATCCCGAAGCTCCTTCTGGTGCCCGATATACTGCCGCGCCATCTGCCGTGCAGTCTGCGGCTCTATTCCCTGCTGCTGGGCCTGCCTCTCGACATTCTGTGCCCGCCGCAGGATTGTTTGTTCCCATTCTTTCTGCGCGTTTACCTGACGCAACTTGTGCAGTTCTTCAAGCTCCTGAAGATTTTTCCGGCCCGCTTCTCCCGCTAATGGATCCGGAGCCGCTGCCGGAGGCGCAGGAGGTTCTGGAACAGCCCCGGTCTGCGGTGGTTCCGCAGCAGGCGCAGCAACGGCTTCTTCCCCTGAGACAGGGGCAACATCCGGCTGGGCCTCCTCCTGCGTTACTTCCGGTTCCGGACTCTGGTCAGTAATTTGAACCTCTGTATCCTGTAACTGAACCGCTTCCTCTGTATTTCTCTCTGTAACCATAGCTCTCCTTTTCCTATTGTTTTACGCAATGTGATTTATGTCAAGTTACCTATACGCCGAAAGGTCTTCCCCATTGATAACATCAGCAACGAAGTGTTGAAGTTTATCCCCTTCCAGATGCGGGCCACCAGTAGTCAGATGTCGCGTCCAGATCGAATAGACCTCTCTCGCTCTGGCCGTTTGCAAATTCTGGTAGCTTCCACGTTTCCCAAGGAGAACGAGAATCCCTTCAATGCGCGTATCATTCCGGAACGCCCGTGCAGTTTCCTGTCTTTCCAGCGGGCTTACCAGTTTGAGCCAACCATGCGATGCCTCCAGCATTACCTTGTTCGGCTTACTCGCATTCTTCCATTGAGTGTGGATCTTCTGTGCCTGCACCATAGGGGTTTTGGTATTGGTATACCGCATAGCATTTTGAATTGCATTCTTCTCAAGTTCGTAATATGTCCTGCCATCTTCTGAGATCTTGGTCTGCGAGATATAGTCCTGCCCCTCAAGCAGCATCCGTGCAATAGGCGGGGCTTCACGCTTGGTAGACTGCTCGATACGCATACGATACCGGGCAATCTGGTCCTCTCGCAGATTCGGATACTTCTCCCGCATTGCACTGGCCCAGAGACCCATCTTCTGCTCCCGCAAGTCCCAGTCCACGATCGACGTATCATCGTCCACGATCGACGGGATGACCGTTCCGTCAGGCATCCGTGTGTCTTCATAGAGGTACTCATAGTACGAAGCCTGTGCATGATGATAGACATCTGCGTCATACGTTGACAGATTCCCAAGGGCTGTTGCGTTTGCATAGTTGAAGAGTTCCGTTACGCCCTTGTACTTCCCAACCTTCTCATCCGTCAGCGCACGCCGTTTTTCTGAATAGGCTTTGCGCGTTGCCCGCACCGTCTTCATATAGGCACCGAAGTCCTCTGCCCCACCAGCAATAAATTCATCTTCGGCTTTCCGCAGCGCAGCAACTTCATCTGCTTCAAGTGCATCCTTTTCCACCTTGTACCTGCTGTACTCAGCCGCGCTCTTCTCAACCCGCTCTTTGACATTCTTCTCAATCTTCAGCATTTCATCAGCGGTCATGACTTCAGAAAAGCCTCCCTCATCCAGCCTCCGCCTCATATTATTCTGAATATCTGATGCCACACGATCCCATGAAGGGGTTTCATTCGAGAACGCATTCGAGAAGGAAAGCTCAATGTCCCAGCTTCCTCCAGAGCCAATGACATTCTCGTACCACTTCTTCCCAGCGTCGCCCCACCACGATGCATACTCTTCCTCAGTCATGCGGTTCCCGTTCTCAGGGCCGACACCGAAGTCTGCACGGAGACGCGGGTCATCAGGGCCAAGCGCAAGGAGTTCTGCATGGACGCGGTTCAAGGTTTCGCCAACACTTTCGTAGCTGCTCTTCGCTCCGATTATGTTGAGCGCAACCTGTGCTCCGGCAGTCGTCATCGCCCCCGCGCCGCCAGCAAGATCACCACGCGCAGTCTGCATGAGTCCCTCTCCAAACTTCTCATAAAGAGCACCCCCCTGCGCCGTATCCCCAGTAACAAGTTCATCCCATGCAAAGGGAACAAAGTTTGATAACACTGTCCCAAGAGTTTTTGAATCAAAGCGGGAATTCAAAAAGCCCGAATCCTCTCCCACTGTTCTTTGCCCCATCGCATCTTCCCCCAGCAGCACGTTCAGCCCTGTCGTGGTGATTGGAGCACTGACTATCCGGCGAAGATCCTTGAAGGCCTCCGGCAACCCGTAATCAACATCATCCTTCCGTGCCCCGTATCCATTCGCAATAACAAAGGGAATAGCAGACATAATTCGCAAGAAGCTATCCCACGGACCAAAGAGGCTGATGTCTAGCTGCCCGACATGGATACGCATAAAGTTCGGATTAAAGTACCACCGCCCAGTAGACTGGTCACGGAGAAATGGATTGATATCTGTCGGGTGCCCCTGAGCCTCATTGATTGCAAATGTCAGCGTGGATGCCGTACCGATAAACCGCGCCATGTACTGCTTTGCCATACGTCGCTGTGTCGTCTTATTCGTTCCCGGCAAGATGCCCATCATTGCATCTCGGGCAAAGGCCATCCTTGCGTGCATAAACCGCGGAGCGAAGAAGAGAAGCGACCCGACATTCCCCATGTAGCCACGCTTCCCGATACCAGTCATCAGGTTGGCAGCCGTTGCAATCGCTTCCAACTCCCCACTATCCATAAGCTGTTGTGCCGTCTTCCCTTTTGATGCCATCATGAGCTTCAACTCTGAGTCTGCAATGGAGTGCCGCATCATGTTCCCGAAGTGTGTAAATGATCGGTCGAACCGCCGTACCCCCGGTACACGGAATATCCCTTTCCCCACATACATATCCGGCGCATGCTCCAGAATAGCCAGTCCTTTCTGCGCCCACTGTTCAGGAGTCAGGACCCCTTCCTGTAGTGCAATGTGATGCCGTCGCCACATATGCTCTGCAACAATATTCGCCCCGTCATTCCCCAGAGCATTCCAACTCGCCGTTGCTGCTGTAAACCCATTTCCGGTTCGATTGATCCGCATGTCGGCCCCGCCGCCAACGAGCTTCTTTCCGCTCTCCAGTGCCATCTGTGCTGCATCACTAAAGATCGCCACGTTCCCCTGAATACCGATAGCACTCATGTCTCCTGTCGCACCAAACATCCGCATCAAGGTATTCACCATCGCAAGGCCACCCGGTGCTTGCCGCAACTTCCTTCCCTCTTCAGTCGCCTTATAGATGGAATCGCGGAACCGAACGGGGAAGAAGTGTCCTTCAAGGCCAACCCCGTTCAGTTGAGCCATACGGTCCGTCACTTCTTCCTTCAGGATATTTCTTTGCTTTATCAGATCAGCCTTCAGATCCTTGAACTGTTTAAGCTGGGCCGCATCTTCGCCTTCCCTGAAGATGCTTCGGGTAATCTTTGCCAGATCAATATCAAGCCTTTTATCGAGGTGCTCGAACCATTTCTGCATGAGGGACACAAGGTCCGTGAGTGCATCATCTCTCAGCCGAGGGTCCAGAGTAATTGCTTGCTCAAGGGATCTAACGGCTTCGTCCATCTCAGCAATGCTTGCTTTCGCCTTGGGAACGTACACCGTCCTTGCCGCAAGCCGTGATATTGCCCGACGCTGATTGTATCCGATCTGCTTTTGGAGCCGTTTGAACGACTCCTCAAATTGAGTATAGCGATCACCAAGCAGTTCCCTGACTGTTCCAAAGCGTACATTGTGCTTCTCTGCCTGTTGCACGATGTACTTCCCAACATAGTCATCACGAATCCGGCCAGTTACGAAATCGGCACGATCCCCGATGGCATCAGCGGGGTGGATGTACCACCGCTCTGCCGCCATCCCCTCAGCCTGAGAAAGATAGTCTCGTGCGTAGACAGACTCCGAGGAGATCCCAAGTCCCGCTGGCCCTTTCTTTGTGGTAACTGTTACCTCTGGTGTGATCTGGGAATTGGGTAGCGCGCCACGCTCCACCTTGCCAAGAACCCCTCGTGGGAATACCGGAGATCCGGCGTTGATGCCGTCAATCACACGGTAATGCACCCCACGCGCCGTATGGACTTTTACCCCAAGGCGACCAAGCTGGTCTTCCATCTTGGCGGCAATCTCTGCAATCTCCTGTAATGCCTCCAGTGCAGTAATCGTTTCCTTCCCAAGTGATTGCCCAGCCCCTTTAGGAAGCTCCATATGAATCCCTGCCAGCTTCCTGCTGTATAACCCAAGACGCTCGACAACATCCCCAAAGCCCGGATCAAGGTCCAGTCCTATTCTTTCCGTCTGATTCGTTATCGGATTTCGGTACAGTGCCGTGGGACCCACATAGTTATTGCTCACAAGAACGCCCGATCCCATATCATCCGTGAACCCTTCCCCTGCATCAAGGATTCCCTTGGAGAGCGTGAGGTTCCCTTGCGGAACCTTCCCGCCAGCCAGAACCTCTCCGGTAGATCCACGCACCAAGTTCTCCAGTAACGCCCCGCTTTCCAATGCGGCATTGGGATCATTGTCAAAAATCTTTGCCACATTCCGCAGGGCAACGCCTCCACGGTTTACCGTGAAGACCTTGTTTGAAAGAAGCAAGCTCACAAGGAAGCGGGTCCGCTCAGTGGACGAAGCCTTATACGCATCCATTGCCGTTGCAGCCTTGTCATCCCACGCCCTGATTTTATCCCCAATGGCTTTCCCGATCCGTCCCAGTCCTACTTCTTCCGGAAGCTCCGCCGGATCGTATTTCGCAACACGCTGCAATGGCTTCCTGCCAAGGATCTGGAACTCAGAGACCGCATTAGCGGCATCTTCAATAAATGCTTTTATCTTCCCAACGCCTCGCTGGGTTCTCGCCCCCCGAATCTCCGCTTGCGTAACTACCTCCGGTGAGGCTATGTTCAGGATATTCCGCTCCTGCGGCCACACCTTCGCTGCATCTCTTCCACGGAAACCGTCGATCGCCTCATCGGCATAATGCTCAAAGCTACTAAGGGGGCGAGCAGCCTCGTCGTACAGATTCATGGGAAGCCACATCCCTGAGTCCGCAAGCTGTTCCCCAAGCTGCCTTCCGGTCTGATCTATGAGTTCCTTCGATCCTTCCCCGTATTGATCAATGGCACGGGCACGAAAACGATTTACGACACTCTTTACCGCTCGGGAACTTAACCTTGTAGCCCCTATCACGGGACGGAACGGCTGCTTCCCTATTCGGAATGCTGCCCTTCCACCCACAGACATTACCGCTCCCGCGAGACTATCAATCTCTGCGGGGAGCTTCAGGGCCATTGCTACGCCACGCCCAACGGCGCGGCCTGCCCCGGCTTTTACTCCTTGCTGCCCTGCATAGTAGGCAGCCATCCCCTTGCCGAAGCCTCTTCCGGCAGTAGCAAGCCCACCAGTCAAACCAATTTCGGCAGCTATCCCTGCTGCCTCTGCTGGCCCTTCAATAAACATGCGGTTCGAAAACGATACGGGACCAATCTGCTGGCGTTCAGCAAGCCACGGAGCCGCCTCATCTTGAAAGTCCCGCTCGATATCATACTTTTCCGACAGGGTTAGATTCCTGCCAAGATCCTTCTCCTGCTCTTCAAAGGCAAGATTCACCCTGCTCCCAAGCTCTGTATCAAGGGAAGGGTCTTCAAGGACACCAGCCCTGTGACCAAGCTGTTTCATCTGGTGCAAAACAGAAGCCCCGATGCCACGCTCCTCTGCAACCTCGCGGAGTTCCAGATCATCCTGAATGAAGTTAGAGGACTGCTTCCGCCATGTATTCATCAGGCGATCAGCGACGGGCTTCACCACTGGCTTCAGCACATCAAAGTCATCCATCTTCAAAGGCCCAAGTGGCGTAGGTATCGTCTGGTTGCCTGAGGGCAATTTTCTCGCGATAGCCCTTGAGACACCACCAAGGTCTACACCACCAAGGTCTACACCGCTTTCTCTACGAGCGCGGTTTCGTTGCCGCATTCTTTCAATCTGTTCTGGAGTTGGCATTAGTAAAAGATAAACCTCGTTCTCGGATCAGTGTAGGATTTTGTCACGCCCCGCTCGTACTGTGGAAGCTGACCGTATCGCCGTGTCCACGGATCAGTCTCAAGGTAATCCATAAAACTTGTCGGCGCAGTCCCTTCCCGCAGAGACCTTCCAAGCTCACCAAGATATTGTCCGTAGACATCCTGATACGCCTGCTGGAAGTACCGTCCCTGTCTGGGGCTTTGCCCCCCGAAAGCCTGTCCGGCAGGCGAGCTATAGTATGCTGCCTGCGGGATGGAGGCAAGCAGCGACTGGTTAAACATAGACCCCCAGTCCCCGTTCCCCCCGTTATTAAAGAACGCGCTAAACGGATTATTCGCCATTGCTTTCTCCTACGTTCCGGTGCCAGTAGCTTCCGCCGGACGAGTACGCGATAAGTACCAGTTCAGGAAGTTTGCCGTTGGGTCTCTGGCAAGGAGGTTCTCATATAACTCATTAAGCCCCCCTGTCACGGCCTGAGAAAGAAGCCCTCCCGGGGTTGCGCCCATCCGCTGCTGTTCCAGCAGTCCGGCAAGCTGCCTTCTGTTCTCTTCCGCATCCTGTCCGGTCCCGTACTGCTGGCGATAGAAGTATTGCTGCTGCGGGGTCAGGTTAGTCCCCGCAAAGGCTGCCGCATAGGGATTTACAGTTCCTGCGTCAGGCTGCATATACGCCCCGAACTGCGCCCCAGTCATACTGCCGAGGGCAGCAATCGCTTCCGCAAGTCTACGGCCCGAAGACGCTTCTCCCCCAGTAAAGCCGAACCCCATTGGGGAATAACTGGGGCTTCCATAGGCACCCATAAAGTCTTGGAAGCTCCCGCCTGCCTCAAATGGGAGTGCCCCAGTCGGTGCGCCCGGTGCCGTCGGAACCCCTGTCGGGAGGTTCAGCATATATCGCTGAAGCATCTGCGGCTGCATCCCGTAGAGGGCGTTCCGCATCAGCCCCGGCTGGGTGTATTGC